TTTCCATCCTGGTCAGTTTACTGTCTTGGCATCGGACAATCCAGATATTGTCAACCGAAGTATAGAGGAGTTTGAATATCATGCATCAATGGCCGCTTGGATGGGCTTTGGACAAAAATTCCAAGACTTCAAAATTAACGTACACATTGCAGGCAGGCTCGGTCCCGAAGGCATCCGGTTGGCTTATAAACGACTATCGCCCGAAGCCCGCAACTGTATTACAATCGAAAACGAAGAAAACGCTTGGGGTTTAGATGACTGCCTTTCTATTAGCGATGTCGTTCCTATTGTGCTCGATATTCACCATCATTGGATTCGCGAAGGGGAGTATATCTCTCCGACAGACGATCGTGTTAAGCGTGTCGTGGATAGTTGGCGTGGTGTCCGCCCTACTTGTCATTATTCAGTATCTCGAGAAGATATTCTTGTGGATCATGTTACAGATATAATGCCCAATCATTCTGTCTTGTTAGAGGCTGGACACAAAAAACAAAAACTTAGAGCACATTCAAACTTCTACTGGAATACAGCAGTGAATGAATGGGCACTAAGTTTTCTAAACACACACGATATTATGTGTGAGTCTAAGGCTAAAAATCTAGCCTCGTTTGATCTAGCAAACCAGGCTAAGGAATTAAACCTTCTTTGATTTTGCTTTAGGAGCGGCTTTTGGCTTAGCAACTTTAGTAGGTACAGTCTTAGGAGCACGTGGCTTACGTGGCTTCTTAGTAGGTTCTGCAATCTGAAGCGGCTCAAGATCAAGAGCAACAGCCACTGGATCTAATGCAGTTGTAACTGGTATTTCTTTAGTTGCAGGTACTGCTTCAGGTGCAGGCGTAGGGGCGATAACGTTATAAGGTGTAACTTCTTCAACTTTGGTTTCCCCTACAGTTTTTCTACGAAAAATTAGTAGGCCACCAACAATAAGAATAAACACACCAGCAATAATTAATTCCATAATAGGATTCCTTTCAATTAAGTGCGTATATTTATATCACTGGAAATTATAGGTAAATATTTCTATGTATAATTTTATAAAAAGAGTCATCGAAGAAGGAAAAAGCCACGAGCCTTTAAAACAAATTACATTAGACTACGATCGGAAAGAGTTAGATCCGGCACTGAGTAAAGATGCATTAGATTATCATTTTGGCAAACTATATAAAGGTTATGTAGACCGTTACAACAAAGGCGAAGGCGACTTAGACTTTAATGAAGCGGGTGCTTTCTTACACAGCATTTACTTCAGTCAGTTTCAAGAATACAATTCAGGCAATAAACCCACTGAAACTTCTGCTGAATTCATTGAAAAACACCACGGATCTTGGAATAAGTTTAAAGAATCCTTTGAAGAAACTGCTATGAAGATACAGGGCAGTGGTTGGGTCTATCTTGCCCGAGACGGCAAAATCAAAACAATTACCAACCATGAAATTAAAAATGATATCATTCTATTGATAGATTGGTGGGAGCATTCGTTCGTTTTAGATTATCAAGCAGATAAAAAGAAATATCTTGCTAATCAATGGAAGATCATAAACTGGGAAACCATCAACACTCGGCTTATGCCAATTTCCAAATAAATACTTGTTAAGCGACATTTGCTATTAACACAGCAGTTTAAGCCAGAATAAATATGGCTACTAGAGGAAATTATGGCTACTAATCAACAACTGATCAATATCGGAAGTCAACCAAATGACGGAACAGGCGACAGCATTTACACCGCCTTTCAAAAGGTAAATCAAAACTTCACCGATGTTTACGCACTACTTGGCTTTGGGGCTACTTTCAGTTTTTTACGATTAAAAGAAGCACCCTCAAGTTTAACACCCGGAGCATTGCTTGGAGTTAATCAATACGGTACAAAGATACAAAACGTTGTACTTTATGAAAGTACTGGTATTCATATCATTACCAGTGCTACTGGCCTTGTAATTTCTAACTCAGCAAGTAGTCTTAAATCTGATACAGCACCTACGCTAGCAGGTGATCTAAATGCTCAAGGTACATTTAATCTAGTTAATATATATCCAGGTGCTCCTGTAAATGACTATGATGCTACTACACGTAGATGGGTGTATGATAATTTTATTGCCAGAAATGGATATACAATAACTGGTACAAACAGCATTTCATCTAGTACAATTAATGAAAATATTGAATTAATAAAGTATCCGCCTACTACTTCTACACACATTGTTAATAAACAGTATGCTGATACAAAAATTGGTCTAGCAGGTATATCTACTATTGACGAATTTACTGGAATGGCTAATTCCATATTTGGTACAATGACCGGTGCTTTATATCTATTTAGAGATCCGATCGAAACCGATCATCCTAGTCAAGCGGCTACAAAAAGTTACGTTGACTCATCTAGTTTTGTTAGCCCTGTGAACTATTATGTTTCGTTAAGCGGCGACGATAATCAATTTAAAAATCCAGTTTTTAAAAGAGGTCGAGGTCCCGCTTATTCTTTTAAAACAATAAACAGAGCCGCACGTGCCGCTGAACAGTTTATTGAAGCCAGTCAAATTATACTAGGTCCTTATAAAAAGACAATTACCTATAACAATACAATCAATGCGGCGACCGTTGGCTCTGTTACCGCAAGTCCAGCACTTGATGCAACTCTGTTTGGAGTTAGATTGACATTGATAGGTGTTGGTGCTAAGGGATCTGATCCTTACGAAAATGGAAGTATTTTTCCGGGACAGTATGTTATTGGGGACGAAAGCGAAGCAGTTGGTTTAATTGAAGCAATTAATGTAGATATTAACGGTAATGAAATTTATGACCTAGTTCCTGTAGACTATGCTAAAACGTATAATGTGCCAATTACACCAGATGGTGTTAGTAACCTTGTTACATTTACATTTATGCCCAGTGATTTAATTGAAGTACAAAATTTTTGGGTAGGGTATAAATTTACAGTTTCAAACATCAGCGGTAATATTCTAAGTTATGGTTATATTACTAAAGTAAGTGATGCCGTAGACGAAAGTGGAAATCTTGTAAACACCGTTGTTGTTGACTTTACATTAGGGGTTGGTTTACAAAGTAGTAATCAAATTGCCGGAGACCGCTGGCATGTGTTTGCAGGTGATTTCCAAACAAACGAACAACTACAATTTGGTCAGTTAGAACAACTTAACCAATGTTGCATTTTCTTAGAGTCAGGCGATCATGCAGACCAATATCCAATTAGACTGGCAGACAATGTATCTGTTCGCGGAGATGAATTCAGACGTAGTATTATTCGTCCGGGAGTTGTTCAAGGAACACGTAAAGCCAGTTTATCAGCAAGTAAATGGATTAATACTTATTTTTATAGAGATACTCAAATTGATGGTATCATTACAACACAACTTAATACGGCAACTAATTATGCTCCTGTAGGTGCCAATATTAAAATTAATTCAGTGACTAACGATCCATCAACTGGTGTTGTAACTATATCTGTTTATGACGGTAGCGGTAATCCTTTAACTGTATCAAATAGTTTTGTAGGTAAGGTGTTAGTATTAGGTGGCGGTTTATTAGGTAACGGTGTTATTAGTTCTGTCAGTGCTAATACATTCTCTGTAATTGTTGCTCAGAATTCTAACTTCAATCAGCAAATTGAAAACTATACTCCAAATACCAACATAGCAACCGGGAATTGGTACATCTATAGTCCTATAAATTACGGTTACCATTACCTACGTGATGCTAGTCGCCCAGTTAATTTATTAACCACAGTTACTAACTATGGTGGATTAAACAATGCGGCACAGTTACTAAATGACAACCGAACATTTATTCAAGATCAGGTAATTGCCTGGATCGATGATACATATCCAGGATTTAGTTATACGTCATCAACATGCTATCGAGATGTTGGGTATATTGTAGATGCACTTGTTCACGATATGCAGGCCGGAGGAAACAATTGGTCAATCAATGCCGGTGATCAGTACAATAATGTAACTTCAGTAAAAACAACTGAATTAACACAAACACTTGCCGCATATGGATACATCAATACACTTGGTCAACAGATTATTCAAAATACTACGGCTACAGTTTATAATACATCATCACAACAAGTTATTGATTTATCATTAGCGGCTGAATCAGCCGCTCCTGCTGTATTAACTGATCTAGTATCGGCAATTCAAGGTATTATTAACAATGATCCTAATTTTAATCCTTCATTATATAATGATCAGTTAGATGTATTCTTGATGAACGATGCCACAATGTTGCGTTACATGAGTGGGCAGGGACATGGCGGTTTTATGAAGGTGTTAGATCCGTTTGGCCAGATTAAGGCCAAATCTCCTTACACGCAGACCGCTTCTTCATTTAGTAAGAGTTACAACAGACATGTGTTTAGTGGTGGTATATTTGTAGACGGTTTTTCAGGAAACTTACCTATTGTTCCAGCAAGTGTTACAAATGATGGCAATGGTAATCCTGTAAAAATTAACATTACTGCATTGGGTGGTCTAGGCAGACCTGCTATAACAACAAGTACAGCAGTCTTATATGAAAAACCCCAAGCACCTTGTTTCTTTGTACAGAACGGTGTAACCTATGAAGTAGACTTTGTCAGTAACTTTAGTCCATTAAATGGTACAGGTACATTAAATTTAAATCCTCATAGACCGGGTGGTATCAGTGTTGTAACAGGAATTACAGCAGGCGGATTTCAAAATGGAGCAGGAAATATTGTAATACCGGTTAGATTTGGTAGTCCAACTCAAGCAGGTGGATTAACTTCAACTGGTACTGCAACATTAAATGCCGGAGGAAATGTAACAAGTATCAATATTAATTTCCCAGGAAGTGGATATGTTAACGGAACATTCAATCAATCAAATGTAAACTGCCCAATTATCATATTCGGCGGTGCTCGTATAAGTTGGACTATTAACAACACGGGTGGCATCTCAAACTATGCTATTATTGATGGCGGTGCCGGTTATGCAAACGGAACACAGATTAATTTCCCACAGCAAGGAAACGGTACTCCAGCAACTGCAACAGTCAACGGAGTAGACGCCAATGGTGCAATTACATCAATTTCTATTAGTTCGCCTGGAGCAGGTTATAATACCGATCCGCAGGTAACATTCGGTACAGGGCTTGCTTATACCGTAACAGTTAAACCTGGATTAATTACAACTGCAAATTATCCGTTACCAAGTAACTTAACTTTAGTAACAGCCGGTAATCGCAGTATGTTAGCCAACGACTATACGCAGATTAACGATTTAGGTTATGGGATCTTTGTTACTAATGGTGGTTTCATGGAAAACGTTTCCATGTTCACTTACTATTGCCATAGTTCATATTATGCACTGAACGGTGCTCAGGTTAGAACTATTACAGGTTCTACTGCCTATGGGCAGTATGGTATTATTTCTGAAGGTAGTGATCCAACTGAAGTGCCTATTCCTGTAAGAAACAAATATCAAACAAGTCAGATAGGCACAGTTAATGCTGTAGGGACCTATACAAATATATCAAACCAAGCAACAATCTATGTTGGAAGTTTAAGTTATCCACCTTTAGCACAAAGCCAATTAGAAATTAATCATAGTGGTGTATGGAAAACTTATAACATTAAGAGTGCGGCACAAGATCCCATTACTACTGGATTGTACAATTTAAGTATCGACGATGGAGCAGGTAATGGATTATATGCGGCAGTAACAAACGGTACAAAGGTAATTGTTCGTCAATACTATGATCAGATATTAATGGATCTTAATGCGTCAACATTAACTCGTCCAAGTACTGTTCTTACTTACAATGAAGATCCAACTCACGTATATAGAATACTTCAGTTTACAGACCAAGGCGGAAATAATGCTCTAGCAGAAGGAGATGCTCCTTATAATTACATTCTGTTAAGCCCTTACACAGAAGGCGGACTATACAAACAAGGTCTAGGAAATATAACATTTACAAACACAGGAACTAGTTATACGCCAGGCGCTCATGTAACTGCGGTTATTCCTGCACCAACCTTTGCTAGTCAAACTGCTAGCGTAACATCGAGTTCAATAGCAACTGATTTACTCACTATCAGCGGAGCATCTGGTCCTATCCACATCGGTGCCAAGATAACGATAAGCGGTGCTAATCCAGGCGGTGTACCAACTTATGTAAGTTGGGTTAATTCTAGTCAAACTCAGATCAGAGTCAGTAATGCTACTACATGGTCTGCAGGCACATTAACATTTACAAATGTG